CCTTTCAAAACACACCCGCGAAATTGGGGAGGGGGGGGTTGAGGGCCGGGAGGGTAGCTATGGCGGGTAGACCAGCCAAACCGGCCGCGCTGAAAAAACTCTCTGGCAATCCCGGTAAGCGGAAAATGGGTGCTGAGCCTAAATTCGCGGAGGGGGCGGGGATGCGGTGCCCGCGCCATTTGTCGGAGGTGGCCAAGCGGGAGTGGCGCCGGGTGAGCGCAGTGCTGCGTGAGACCGGGATGCTGACGGTGGCAGACCGCACGGCCCTGGCAGCCTACTGCCAGGCGTATGCCAACTGGGTGGAGGCTGAGCAACACATGCAGCGCGAGGGGCGAGTGATGACGTTTGAGTCTGGGTACCAGCAGATTTCGCCGTGGGCCAATTTGGCGAAAACTGCGCTGGCTGAGATGCGGCAGTACATGACCGAGTTTGGCATGACGCCGAGCAGCCGGGCCAGGGTGGCCCAGAAACCTGCGGAGACTGAGGATCCGTTTGAGGCGTTTGTGCGGCGCAAACTGGACGAGGAGCCAGCCCGACCATGATTAACATCCCGGAGCAGTATATGGCGGATGTGCTCAGCGGGCGGCAGGTGGCCTGTAAGTGGGTGCGGCTGGCGATTGAGCGGCACCGGCGTGATCTGGCAACGGCGACCGAGTATTATTTTGACCCGGCCGCGGGGATGCACGTGATTGAGTTTTTTGCATTCCTGAAACACAGCAAGGGGGAGTGGGCCGGGCAGACGATCAGCCTGGAGCCGTGGCAGCAGTGCTACCTGTATATTTTGTTTGGGTGGCGGCGGGTGGCTGATGACCTGCGGCGGTTTAGGACGGGCTACCTGGAGGTGGCGCGCAAAAACGGCAAATCGACGCTGGGGGCCGGGATTGGGCTGTACCTGATGGTGGCGGATGGCGAGCCAGGCGCAGAGGTGTACAGTGCGGCGACCAAACGAGACCAGGCGCTGATTGTGCACAACGAGGCGACCCGGATGGTCAAAGGATCGCCGGGGCTGCGCAAGCGCGTCAAAGTTTTCCGCAACAACCTGCACATTGAGGGGACGGCCAGTAAATTCGAGCCACTGGGCGCGGATGCGGATACCCTGGATGGGCTCAACATCCACGCGGCGATTGTGGACGAGATCCACGCGCATAAGAGCCGGGACGTGTGGGACCGGCTGGAGACGGCGACCGGCGCCAGGCGGCAGCCGCTGATGCTGGGCATTACGACGGCCGGATATGACCGGGAGAGCCTCTGCTGGGAGCTGCACGAGTACCTCCAGAAGATTTTGGAGCAGATTGTTGTTGACGATACGTTTTTTGGGATGATTTTTTCGATTGACGATGGCGACGACTGGGCTGACCCGGAGGCGTGGATCAAGGCGAACCCCAATCTGGGCGTGAGCAAAAAAGTGGATGACCTGGTGCGCAAGGCCAAACGGGCGCAGGAGATCCCGAGCTCGCTGAACTCGTTTTTGCGGTTGGAGTTGGATATCTGGACAGAGAGCGAGAGCGTTTGGCTGTCGATGGAGCACTGGCAGGCGTGCGGCGGTGCGGTGGATGCGGATGGGCTGCGCGGGCGGACGTGCTACATGGGGCTGGATCTGTCCAGCAACGTGGACATCAGCGCATACGCGCTGGTTTTCCCACCGCAGCAGGAGGATGACCCCTACCAGGTGCTGATGCGGTTTTTTATCCCCGAGGAGGGGATGAAAAACAGGAGCCATAACGACCGGGTGCCGTATGACGTTTGGGTGCGGCAGGGATACATCACGGCGACGGGCGGCAACGTGATTGATTACGAGTACATTTTGAGCCAGATTGACGAGGATGCCCAAAAATACGATATTGCGGGCGTGGCGTTTGACCGGTGGGGAGCTACGCAGGTGAGTTTGCGCCTGGCAGATGCCGGGCTGGCGGTGGCGGCGTTTGGGCAGGGGTTTGCGAGCATGAGCGCGCCGACGAAGGCGCTGGAAAACCTGATTTTGGGGCATGAGCTGGCCCACGGCCATAACCCGGTGCTGACATGGATGGCGGCCAACGCGGTGACGGAGGAGGACGCGGCGGGCAATATCAAGGTTTCGAAAAGACGCAGCCGGGAAAAAATTGACGGCATTGTGGCGCTGGTGATGGGGCTAGACCTGGCGCTGCGGAGCGGCGGGAGCAGCGTGTATGAGGAGCGCGGAATCATATGGATTTGAAACGACAACGCATGACGATGGCGGATGCCGCGGCGCTGGTGGGGCTGGCCCTGCTGGCGGTGGGGTGCTGGATGGCCTGGCGGCCGCTGGGGCTGATTGTGCCGGGCCTGCTGCTGATTGTGTACGGGGTTATTTGCGGGCTGAACGAACCGACGAGAGGTGAGCAGTGATCATCAGCCAGTTACAGAAACGATTTAGACCAGGGCAGGAGCCACCGGAGGGCTGGGGTGAGGTGGGCTGGCTGCGGTCGGATGCGGGCGAGCTGATCTCGCCAGAGGCGGCGATGAGCATCAGCGCGGTGTATGCGTGCGTGCGGATTTTGGCCGAGAGCGTGGCGAGCCTGCCGCTGATGCTGTACCAGCGCCGGAGCGACGGCGGCAAAGTGCGGGTGACGGATCATCCGCTGTACGAGCTGCTGCATAATGCGCCCAATCGTGAGATGAGCTCGTTTACCTGGCGGGAGACGTGCCAGGGGCATGTGTCGCTGTGGGGCAACACCTACAGTCAGGTGGTGTATGACGGCGGCGGGCGGGTGCGGGAGATCTGGCCGCTGCGCCCGGACAGGATGACTGTGGGACGCACCCCGGCGGGCGAGCTGGGATATGAGTACCGGCGCGACACGGGCGAGGCGCGGGTTTTCAGGGCAGACGAGATTTTACACATCCCAGGGATGGGGTTTGATGGGCTGGTTGGGTACAGCCCGATTACACTGGCGCGCAACGCGCTGGGGCTATCCAGGGCGACTGAGAAATTTGGATCCAAACTATTTGCCAATGGGGCCAGGCCCAGCCTGGTGATCAAAACGCCGGGGACGGCGAAACTCTCGGACGCGGCCAAGAAAAGATTGCAGGACAGCTGGAATGCAGAATTTGGCGGGGTGGAACGGGCCCACAGCACGGCTGTGCTGGAAGAGGGCATGGACATTGCCTCCATCGGGGTGCCGCCCGAAGACGCTCAGTTTTTGGAGACGCGGCGATTCCAGCTTTTGGAAATTGCGCGGATGTTCCGCGTGCCGCCACACATGCTGGCGGAGCTGGAGCGGGCCACGTTTAGCAACATCGAGCACCAGGCGATTGAGTTTGTGGTGCACACGCTGCGGCCGTGGCTGGTGCGGTGGGAGCAATCCATGAGGCGGCGGCTGCTGACCGAGGCTGAGCGGGCCCAGGGATATTTTGTAGAGTTTGCGGTGGATGGCCTACTGCGGGGCGATGCTAAATCACGCAACGAGAGTTATCAGATCGGGCGCAATGGGGGCTGGTTGTCTGTGAACGACATCCGCAGCCTTGAGAACCTGAACCCGATTGAGAACGGCGATATCTACCTGCAACCGCTGAACATGGTCCCGGCTGGGACGGCGGAGACAGAGACCGAGAGCGGGCAGCGAGCCATGCTGATGACGAGCGGCGAGCTGGAGGCGCGGTATGGAGCGGTATTGAACCGGAGCAACCGTGATGATTTGGCCCAGGCGCGTGATCTGGTTGATGGGGTGCTGAAACGGGCAGAACCGGCTGATGAGGATGAGGAGGCTGAACGATCCAGCAATGTGATGGCACTTTTTATGCCGGTATTTGAGGAGATCTACGGGCGGGCGCTGCGCCGGGAGGCGCAGGACGTTGGGCGGATGCTCGAAAAGGGGCTGCCGGTTGAGGCGTTGAGCAAATTTTACGCGGCGCAGCGGGATTTGATGATTGAGATGACGAACCAGACGGCTCTGGCGCTGGCCGGTGCGATGAGCCGGGGTGGACGAATCTCTGGCGAGGCAATCATGCGGATGGAAGCGGCTTGCGCTGATGTGGCATCTGGACACACAGCGGAGATGCTGCAGCGGGTATCCAAAGGCAAAGAAGATTTTTCGGGCGAGGCATTGAGCCGAGAGGCTCGAGAATTGGCGAGTTTGGCAGTGACCAGGATTGTGGAGGTGATTGATGACGACAACTAACACGGAGCGGCGGATTTTTGAGACACGGCTGGAGGTGCGGGCGGTGGAAACCAGCCAGGCGCCGATGATTGCCGGACATGCGGCGGTTTTCAACCAGTTTTCGGTGGACATGGGCGGCTGGGTTGAGCGGATGCGGCCGGGTGCGTTTGCGAACAGCATCACGGTGGATGACATCCGGGCGTTGTGGAACCATGACACCAACTGGGTGCTGGGGCGCAACAAGGCAGGGACCCTGCGGCTGAGCGAGGATGCCCAGGGGCTGGCGATTGAGATTGACCCGCCAGAGGCGCAGTGGGCGCAGGATTTGATGGTATCAATCCGGCGCGGGGATGTGAGCCAGCAGAGCATCTCGTTTTGGACGCTGCGGGACCAGTGGAGCGTTGAGGGCAACCTGGTTGTCCGAGATGTGTACGAGGTCAAGCTGTTTGACGTATCGCCTGTCACGGCGGCTGCTTATGAGCAGACCGATGTGGGCGTGCGCAACAGCGAGCTGTATGAGTTATCTACCCGGATGAGCGCGGGGCGGGCGACCGCTGGCGAGCTGAGCCGGTTGGATGAGGTGATTGCCCAACTCAATGGGCGCCAAACCCAGGCGGGTGAGGCGGGCGCAGCGAGTGACCAGGCGGGCCTGGCCATGCGGCTGCGTTTGTTGGGCCTGATGTAACCAAAAACTTTTGGAGGATGAGATGAAAACTATTCGTGAAATGCGCAACCAGAAAGCCAACCTGATCACTCAGGCCCGGCAGGTTCTGGAGGTTGCTGAAACCGCTGGCCGCGACGTGACCACCGAGGAACGCAACCAGTTTGACGCCCTGATGCACCAGGCTGAGACTGTTGATCAGGACATTACCCGGCGCGAGGCGCTGGAACGCGAGGAGCAGCGGCTGGCCCAGGCGACCACCGAGGCGGAACGCCCGGCAGTGGAAACCAGCGAACAGCGCGGCCCACGCACCAGCCCGGAGTACCGGCGGGCGTTTGGTAACTACCTGCGCCAGGGGCTGCTCTCGCTGACTGGCGAAGACCAGCGCGCCCTGCAGGCGGACAATCCGACCCTGGGCGGCTATCTGATGGCCCCGCAAACGTTCATCAAGACCTTGATCGCTGCTGTGGATGATGAAACGTTTATCCGCAAATTGGCAACTGTGCTGCCGGTGGGCGGCTCGGAGAGCCTGGGCGCGCCCAGCCTGGACGCTGACCCGGCTGATGCCGATTGGACGGGCGAGATCACCAGCGTGGGTGAGGACAGCACGATGGCGTTTGGCAAGCGCGAGATGGTGCCGACCATGCTGACCAAGCTGGTCAAGGTCAGCATGAAGCTGATCAACCGGGTGCCGGATGTGGAGGCCCTGGTGGCCAGCCGTTTGGGCTACAAATTTGCGATCTCGCAGGAGAAAGCATTTTTGACCGGTTCTGGCGCTGCCCAGCCGCTGGGTGTGTTTACCGCCAGCGTGGACGGCATTACGACCGCCCGCGACATGGCGACCGACAACGCCCAGACTGCGATGACTGCGGACGGGCTCATCAACGCCAAATATCACCTGAAATCGCAGTACTGGCGCAATGCGGCCTGGATTTTCCACCGCACCGCTGTGCGCAACATCGCGAAGCTCAAAGATGGCGAGGGCCAGTACATCTTCGACCTGACCCGCAACGAGCTGCTGGGCTTCCCGGTTAACACCAGCGAGTATGCGCCGAGCACCTTCACGGCTGGCCTGTACGTGGGCATCCTGGGCGATTTCAGCAAGTACTGGATTGCCGATGGCATGACCTACAGCGTGCAGCGCCTGGTCGAGCTCTATGCTCGCAACAACCAGGTGGGCCTGATCGGCCGCATGGAAGCGGATGGTATGCCGGTGCTGGCTGAGGCGTTTGTGCGCGTGACGCTGGCTCCGTAGGCGTAAGAAGAACCTAACCCCCTGCCCCCTTCCCTAAAGGGAAGGGGGAGAACAAGAAGAAAATGAGGTGAACCAATGATTAAGGATGTTAAGATTTCCCGGATTTATGCCGGGGCAGTGGCCGGGTTTGGGGATACGCTGTCGAGCGATATCCTGGACATGACCGGTTACGAGGGTGTGCTGCTGATTGCTGACCTGGGCGACCAGGCGGCCACGGCTGTGGCGACCCTGACGGCGCAACAGGACACGGATGCCGCGGGCGGCACGATGGCCACCCTGGTCGGCAGCTCGACCTATACGTTTGCGGCTGCGGACGGCGACGACGACCTGCTGGTGCTGGACGTCTACAAGCCGATGGAGCGGTACATTCGTGCCCAGCTCCAGCGCGCAACGGCCAACATCACGGTCAAGTCGATCATCGCCATCCAGTATGGCGCGGCGAAACCGCCCGTGACCCAGAGCACGACCGTGCTGGACTCCGACCTGCTGGTCAGCCCGGCTGAGGTCTAACCGAGGTACAAGACGCCCGGGCGGGGGCAACCCTGCCCGGGCATTGAGGAGGTAGGCATGGCCTATGCAGAGAGACACAAGGTAACGGTGACGACCGACGCGGCGGGCGCTGGGATCGGCTATACCCCAGTGGTGAGCGGCAAAATCCGGCAGATTGTGTACGACAAAACGGATTTTGACAACGGCGTTGATTTTGACGTGACCCTGGAGACCACCGGCGAGGTGGTGTGGGACCAGGATAACGTCAATGCGGATGCGGTTGTGGCGCCACGGATTGCGACCCATACCACGGCGGGCGTGGCCGCATTGTACGCGGCGGCTGGGCTGCCGGTGCTGGATCACATTGTGGTGGCGAAAGACCGCGTCAAAATCGCAGTGGCCAACGGCGGCAACGTCAAAAGCGGCGTTTTCTACGTGGTCGTGGGAGACTGAGCAATGAAAATCAGGATGCAGGCGTTGGCGGCAGGGCCGAGCGGTACATGGCAGCCGGGGCAGATCGTTGAGGTGCCGGAGGCTGTAGGACGGCGGCTGGTGGCAGGCGGGTATGCGGTGGACCTGAGCCCCGACCTAACCCCCCGCCCTTCCCTGAAGGGAAGGGGGCCGGAACAGGGAGAAGAGGTTGAGGAGACGCCGAAACCGCTGATTGAGGATGCCACGGCGCCAGTTCCGCCTGAGCAGGCTGTGGTTGTGCGGAAAAAGCGGCATTAGTTTGATGGATGGAGGTGAGTGAAAATGAGTGGTGAAAATGTACTGAATTTCGTTGAACAGGGCGGCGGTCGTTCGGTGATCGGCGGCGATCTGGATATTGTATCCGGCGGCGAGATCGACATCGAATCGGGCGGCGCACTGAAAATTGCGGGGACACAGGTCAATTCGAGCGCGGCTGAGCTTAACATCCTGACGGGTGTGACGGCGACGGCGACGGAATTGAATCTGCTGGACCTGAGCAAAGTCGGGGCGGGGCTGCGGATTTTGAAAATCGCAATCCCGGCGGGCGATTACTCGGTTGAGACGGACTCGGGTTGGGATCTGCCTGCCAAGTCCATCGTTTTGGATGTATTCATGGATGTCAAAACGGCGGACGCGGGCAAGACCCTCTCTGTGGGCACAAAATCGAGCGAGGCGGGCGGCGATGCGGACGGGTTTATCGCTGCGGCGCTGCTGACCAATCTGGGGCTGGTGCGGCCAGGGGCGACCCTGGACGGGACTGGCAACTGGTTTGTGGCGGATACGCGCGGCGAGCTGCTGAGCAAGTTCGCGGCTGGCGCCAATGCGGATGACCGCGGCCTGTACGCGGAGTGCCCATACCTGAGCACGGCTGCGACGGCCAAATCGGTGAGCTATACGTCCAGCGCGGCTACGACTGCGGTGGTCGATCTGTACATCGTGTACATCGAGCTGGGATAACCCCTGGAGTTTCTAGGGGGCGGTGTGAGCTGCCCCCTGGGAGACCTAATTCCCGAACCTAACCCCTGACCTAACCCCTGACCTAACCCCCGGCCCCTTCCCTAAAGGGAAGGGGGGGGAAGAAGGGAAGGGGGAGGGAGCGGACGGAGAATCGGAGAGCTGATGAGCTGGGCACAGATTTATACCAATACCAAAATGGTAATTGACAGCCTGGGGCTGCCGGGCGATGAGCCGCAGTTGATGCGGCGCGTGCGGGAGGCGAGCAGCTACCTGCAGGGCGTGATGGGCGAGTTTGTGCCAGTAACAGAGGCACGGACGTTTGAGACGAATTTTTACACGGGCGGGATGAACGTGCAGTGCCTGCTGGCGCTGACGAGCATCACTGACCTGGACGGGAACACGATCTCGACGGACGAGTACACGCTGCTGCCGCGCAATAAAGCCTGGGCCAACGGGCCCTACCAGCGGGTGAGTGGGCCGACTGCGGCGATCATCACGGGGCGGTGGGGGCTGTATGAAAACTGGCTGGCGACTGGTTTGACGGGGACGCTGGCGACTACGGCGGCGACAGCGCTGAGCGTGACCAACGGCGGGCTGCTGTGGCCGGGGATGATCATCAAACTGGACAATGAGCAGTGCCTGGTGACAGCGGCCAACGGCGGCGAGGGCAGCGCCAATCCGACTGCGGCGGTGAGCGTGGTGACAGGCAACGCAGGCGACGATGATGATGTAATCGGCGTGACCAACGGGGCCGAGTTTGCGGCGAGTGAGGTGATCCGCATCGGGTATGAGGATATGATCATCCGGCGAATTGTGGGCAACGACCTGGTTGTCAGCCGGGGATGGAACGGAACGCGGCGAGCTGCACACCTGCTGGGTGCGGCGATCAGTGTGTACCGGACGGTGACGATTGAGCGGGCGGTGAACGGGACCACGGCAGCGACCCATGCGGCGGCGGCAATCACGGAGGCGGAGATCCCGGAGGATGTGCTGTATCTGGCGACCCAGATTGCGGCGCTGATGCGCGGCAAGGCCCAGACCGGGTTTACCGGGCGGGCTGGGAATGCGGAGAGCGGCGAATCGTTTTGGCTGAATGAATTTCCACGATCGCAGATTGATGCGGTGCGTTGGAAATATGCGACGGGAGCGTAGAGAGATGCTGCCGCAGATTGAGGTCAAGGCTGAGGGTCTGGATCGGCAACTGGCAAAGCTGGCACTGGCTGACCCGGAAGTCAAAAAGATGCTCAAAAAGGCGTTGGGTTCTGGGCTGCGGGTGGTGCGGAGCGAGGTGCTGCCGCATGTACCGGTGTACAGCGGACGACTTAAAGCGGCGTTCCGCTCATCGGTGCGCCCACGTAACGGATTCTGGCAGGGACGATTTTATAACCGGCACTCGTTTTATCTGCGGATGGTGGACGTTGGCCGTACAGCCGGGACGCCCATGCCGTTTAACCGGGGTATGCCTGAGAGACTAACAAGCTGGGTGATTGATAAATTCAGCCCGGCGGCGAGCGAGCTGCGCAACGTGGTATTTAACGTGGCTCGGGCGATTGGGCGAAAGGGTATCAAAGGGCGGCCCATCATTGAACCTGCCTGGCTGCGGAGCAAGGCCAGAGTGATGCACTTATTTTCACAGGGCGTGAAACAGATTACAGAGATGCTGAGTAATCGGAACGGTGGAGGCGGCAATGCTTGAAGACTGGATTGATAATCTGGCGAAAGCCTGCGGGACGGTATATGCCGGAAAAGGGCGCTCGATGCGGGCGTTTCGGCAATACGAAAAAAACGAGATCCCGGAAGCGATTACACAGTATCCCTGCTGTATTCAACTGCCGCAAAGCGTGAGATTGTCATACTCGAGCGGCGGCGTTTGTACAGCGATTTGGACAGGGACAACAGAGTTTCACCTGGCATCCAACCTGGGGCGCAAGGCGCTGCCGGAGGTGCTGTTATTTTATGACCGGATTTTCCGGGCGTTTGCGGCGCATGTCACGCTGTATGGGAGCGTGGCGCAGTGTTTGTTGGATCCGGATGGCCCATCCATTGAGGGGCCGATGGAGATGCGCTGGGGCTCGGAGGATTTCCACTATGGCATGGTGGCCCATTGGACCGTCAAAGAGGTTTTGACGGGTGTGACGGTGAGTTAAGGAGGTTGTGATGGTTGTGCTGCGAGTGATTAAAGAGGTTGGTAAGCCGGGCGGTGAGTACCACCTGGCGGTTGGCAAGGTGATTGAGGTACGCGAGGATACGGCAAAGATTTTGCAGGAGGCGTATCCGGATTGTTTCGAGGTGGGCGAAGAGCCTGCCGCTAAAAAAGTGGGCCAGAAGGAGGTTCAGCATGGGTGAAAGAGTATTTACAAAATCGCAGTATGCCGTTGAGGTGACAAAAGGCACGGCGATTGCGAGCACGGCGATTTTTCCGGGAACTGTGACTGTTCCGCCGGATCGCAAGGTGCAGTTTTTGGAGCCGCTGACGGGGCGCCGGGGTGGGTCTACCGTTTCGAGTGTAGCTCAAATCCTGATTGATCCGCTGACCATGCGGATGGATGCAGCCTACACCGAAAAACTGCCATTGATGTTTTTGATGCTGCTGGATGGTACGGCGACGGCAGCCCTGGGAAAATGGACGTTTACGCCGAGCCTGACGGCGGCAGGCAGCTATAAGAGCCTGACGCTGGAGTACGGCGACGATACCCAGGCGTATGAGGCCGAGTATGTGATGGGTCGCCGGCTGAAAATATCCGGGAAAACCGGCGAGGATGGGCATGTGAGTGTTGAGCTCGAATGTTTTGCCAGGCAGGAGACCAAAACATCGTTTACGGCTGGCCTGACACAGGGCACACTGACCCCGCTGGTGGCGAACCTGAGTGGGTTCTACATTGACCCGACCTGGGCAACTTTGGGCGCCACTAAAAAGACCGCGCTGCTGCGGGAATTTGACATTGAGATTACCAACGGCGTGCACCCGAAGCACCTGGCAGATGGGGCGCTGACGTTTGGCACCTACGGTGAGGGAAAATTGGGCGTGACGGCCTCGTTTGTATACGAGGGTGCGGCAAGCGCTGTGACGGAGTATGACGCATACAAAGCCCAGACAGCGCGGGCGATCCGGCTGACGCTGGGATCGGCGACTGAGGGTCTGCAGATTGACATGTATGGCAAATACGAGACCATCCAGCCGATGGGCCAGGAGGCGGACGGCGACAACCTGCATGTGGCGGCTTTTGTGGGCATGGATGATAACCAGGCTACTCCGCACAAACTATCGGTTGTGTGCAGCACGGCTGCGACCACGGCATAGGAGCGACTATGGAGATCAACATCCCGAAACTGGTGCGGCCGCTGGCGCTTTCGGCATATGCTGATGAGCTGGGCGAGGCGGTGCTATGGGTGTGGATTAACCCACCGCGCAGCCTGCTGGCAGAGATGCTTGAGCCGCAGCCGAGTGATGCTGACGAGATGGCGAGGCGGGTACAGCGTGGGCATGAGATTATGGCCACGCTGTGGAGCCAGGGGTCGGATGCGGCAACGCATTGGACGGCAGAGGATGTGGCACGGTTGATTGAAGAGAAACGGGAGGCTGATCCGGCGTTGTATCCCTGGTTGAGGGAACAGACGTTTGCAATGATCGGAGCGTACCGTAGTGCTCAAAAAAAAAGTTGACATCTGCGCTGCTCGACATGTCACGCGGGGATGGCGCGAGCCATCCCCTGCTGGCAGATATCGAGCTGGCGCAGATGATCAACCGGACCTGTGGTGGGGCCGTGATCGCGCCGTGGCAGGTTGGCGAGCTGCCAGAGGATTGGCTGGACCTATTCCGTGGGCTGGTAGTGCAACTACCGCAGATGCGGCAGGCGAGAGCCGAGGCGCAGCGGGCACTGGACGAGGCGAGGAGACGAAATGGCTGACAGTTTGCTGAGCATTCTGATCAATACGGATTACCGATCTAAAGGGACTGTAGCGGCGCAGAACGCGCTGACAAAGCTCAAGGGCGGGGTAAAAGACACCGCTGCGAGTATGTTGGGGCTAAATGCTGGCAGCCTGACGGCGGTTGGAATCATCACGGGGCTGACGGCGGCTGTCAAAAAATGTGTGGACAGCTATGTGACCTATGCTGACCAGGTACGGCAAGCGACCAACCTGACAGGTATGAGCGCGGAGGAAACCTCCAGGCTAATCCAGGTGGCCGATGATTTCGGGGTCGGTTATGACAAACTCAGGACGATTTTGCAGGGGGCTAATAAAGCCGGGTTTGAGCCAAGCATTGAAAATATTGCGGCGCTGAGCGATGCGTACCTGGCATTGGAAGATCCGGTTGAGCGGAATAAGCTGCTGATTGAGAACTTTGGAAAATCCGGCATGGATTTTGCCGAGGTGATGAAACTGGGCAGCGATGCGATTTTAGAGCGGGCTGGCTCGGTTGAGCAGGGGATGATCCTGGATGAGCAGGCGCTGGCGGCGAGCCGTGAATACCAGATGGTGTTGGATGATCTGGAGGACACGCTCCAGGCGGCATCGATGGCACTGGCACAGGAATTTATCCCGGCGCTGGCTGACGTGATCGAGTTTATGACCCGAGGTGTCAAAGCGGGCAGCCAGTTGATTTCTTCGCAAAACACGCTCAAAGACATCTGGGAGGAGCATGAGCAGGCTGTACTCAGCACAGCCGGGAGCTACGAAGAATACCGGGACGAGGTGCTGCGGGCGGCGGTTGACGGGAAGATTTTGACAGGCTCGGCGAAATGGGCGGCGATGGAGATCCTCAACGGTGGGCTGAGCGCAGAAGAGACTGCATCCAAGATGGCGATTTTGGCTAACAAAATTGACATTGCATCGCGGGCTGAGTATGACAGCCGAAATGCGGCGATTGAGTTTCGAGAGACGCATGATTTGGCTGCCGAGGCGGTTATTGCGCTAACAGAGGCGGAGATTGATTATAAAGCCGAGCTCAAGGGGCTGGAGACACTGATTGCCGGGCCGGTGGGCAAGGAGTTGGACAGCTACCGAGAGAAGCAAGAAAAGATTACCGATGAGGTTGAGAAGACCAAAGCGAAGATTGAGAAATTAGAGGGGCTGCGCTGGCTGACACCAGAGCAACGGGCTGATTTGGAAGAGGCGAAACAGCGGCTCGGCGAACTGGGTGACGAGGCGACTACTGCGGCAGAAGAGCATCACCTGGCTATGGCGAAGATCATCTTTGATATGGCGAACGTGCGGGCTGCGGCAGATGGCGTGATTACTGAGGCGGAGTATGCTGCGCTGAAAAATTATGCCACTAACATGGGGATGGTTGACCAGAGCACGATGGATGCCGAGTATGCAATGGGGCTGATGCAGGACAGGCTGGCAGAGAGCCCAGGATACTACGAAAACTATGACCGGGCGTTGGAGCAGATGACGATTGCGCTGGATGATGGGACGATCAGCGCTGGAGAGTTGGAGAAAATCCTGGGCATTTTGAGCGGACAGGATTGGTCCGTCAATGTGGGTGTACATGTGGATGATCAGGAGCTGCATGATCTCGCGAACACAGCACTGCAATACGGCGGCAACGGTGGGATTATCCCGATGGCAGACGGCGGCGATTTTATGGTGACACGACCAACGCTGTTTTTGGCTGGCGAGGGGGGAGTGCCAGAGCGGGCGACATTTACGCCGATGCCAGTTGGCGGTGGCGGCAATGCGCCACAGGGCGGCGGGGTGACGGTGAATGTAAGCGGGTTGAGTGTGCGGAGTGACATGGATATTGAATTGATCGCCAGGCGGCTGGCAGAGTTGACACAGAGGAGGCATTAGGATATGGCGCATGATGTGAAGCTGGGGTTATGGTTGACGACAAACCAAATGGCAACTACGCCAACAGTATCTGCAGTTGACACGACAGCGACGGGATACGATTTGGAGGAGATGCAACTGGTGACGCCAGTTGGGGACCCGCTGACGGAGCGGGTGGTGGAGACCATGCGGGTGCGGATTACGGGGACGAGCAAGGCAGATTTAAGAACAAAACTTTCAGCGGTGTATGATTTTGCGGACCAGGTGCGGCGGTTTTGGAAGGGGGCCAACCCGTATTTTGGGCGCGTACTTTTGCAGGTTGAGGACACAGGTAACAGTTACTGGAGCCTGCTGTATGATGTCCAGGTAAGTCATGACGATATCCTGGGGGCGACATTGGCAAACTATCAGACCGTTGTGACGGTGACGTATGAGCGGGCAGGGTTTTGGGAAAAATCGAGCTCGATTGTGCTTAATGCAATCACGCTAACGAACCCAAACGGAACTGGTATTACGCTGAACATTGCTAACTGCAACGATGGGACGGGGGTAAGCCCGAACATACTGGCAAATTATGTAGATATTGACACAACGGATATTGATGGGGATGTACCTACCCCACTGTATTTTGGTGTCACGAATAAAGAGAATGTCGCCACTGGCAACAGCATCATTTATGTCGGTGGGATCGGGGTGAGCAGCGCTGGCGTACTGCCAACGCTATTTTTTGAGGGTGAGGCGGCCAGTGGTGGGACGAGCACGGCAGATGCCACATGCAGTGGCAGCGCTAAAGGGCGGGTTGTGTTGGCGAGCGGGGCTGAGGCTGAGATGCTGGCCTGGAGTCTCACGAGTAATGTTGATCGGTATCTGGGCCTATGGTATAAGATCGTAGCCAGGTTTGCGGCAGTGGCCGGCCTGGGGGATGTGTCATTTCGGTGGAAATTGACAAGCGGAACAACAGTTATATGGGAGGGGCCACAGTTCAGGCTCGAAAACCCGACCACGTTGATCCAGGAGTTGGGCGAATTTCCGCTACCCCCTCTCGTAGGATGGGCTGGAACGATCTATCTACGGCTGTATGGGGAGCAAACGACTGGGGCCAGCATCACGCTCGATGTTGATTACATCCAACTGCTGTCAGCAGATATAGCCGTAAAACTAGTTGGATTAGTGCCACAGGAATATAACGTGGTCGTAGAACTGCCAAACGAGGAGACAATTTATCCGGTCCCAGCTAGAGCAGTCAGCTATTACGACTGGTATGCGTTGTGGAACCGAGTACTCATGATCAATCCGGGGCAGTATTACAGGCTGCATTTTGTGGTGCAGAGCGAAGTGGCCGGGACTGCTGAAAAAGATCGAAACTCAAATGTCGGCATGATGTATCGGCAACGGTATCGCAGTATAGGAGAGTAGCATGGAGGCGATGATCTGGCGACGGGATTTGACGGGGGCGCCGGTGAGCTGGCGCTGGCTGACACACCGGGTTAACAGCCTGGAGTGGCAGGTGCTGGGGGGCAGCCGGGCGGCAAGCGTGACGCTGTTTGGATCGGAGGGTGATCTGTGGGAGGCGCTGCAGTGGCTGCGGTGCCCGATGGTGGTGTGGGACGAGGCGCGCCGGGCGTGCTGGTTTGGGTATGTGAACGAGGCGCAGGTGCGGATCGGGGCGATTGAGGTGCGGGTTGGGCTGACAACGATGGTGAACCGGGTGGCGGTGGCGTACAGTTATGTACCGCCAGGCGGTGAGATGACGGGGGCGAGGCTGACGACTGCCTGGGCGGAGGATGCAGACAGCATTGCGGAGTTTGGGTACAAAGAGTATCTCAAAAGCGCGGCGGGGATGACGCCCAGCGGGGCTGAGGCGCTGCGCAATGCCATTTTGGCGGCGCAGAAATGGCCGCAGAGCGTGACGACGCAGGCGGGATTTGGGGTGAGCCGGGGACGGTTGGGATACTCGGGGGCAGACGAAAGCCAGAGTGCGACGCTGTACGGTGTGGGGTGGTGGCAGAGTTTGGACTGGCGGCTGGCGGATGTGCCATTGATTGAGAGCGTGAGCTATACGGCCAACAATGCAAACCGGATTTTGGGGTACAGCGCGACCTACACGGCCTGCGGGCAGCAGGTGACTAGCGCCCAGGCGGTGAACATCACGGAGATTGAGATTTATGTGTACAAAACGGGGGCGCCGGTTGATAATCTCCAGGTGGGAATTTACGAGGTTGACGCGAGCGGATACCCGACAGGGAGCGCGCTGGCAACGGCGAGCATTGGCGGGGCGAGCCTGACGACGAGCCTGGCGTGGTACACACTGACGCTGAGCGCGGAGGTGCCGCTGGTGGCAGGGCGGATGTATGCGATCCAGTTCGACCGGAGCGGGGCACTTAGCTCGACGAATTACTACCGGGTGGGATACAACTCGGCGGGTACGTATGCGGGCGGGATTATGATCACGTATAACGGCAGTGCGTGGGCAAATTCGTCAGCCTACGATATCAATTTCAAGCTGTTTGCCAATGGGCAGGTGGCAACCAGTGAGCAGATGCGGAGCCTGATCAATAATTTCGGGCAGTTTGTATCCAGCGTGGTGCTGGATACAGCGAGCGGGATTACGATGGGGAGCTATCGGGACGGGGAGACGACGGCGCTGGCGGAGGTTGAGGCGCTGATGCGGGCCGGGACGAGCAACAGCCGGCGGTATATGAGCCGGGTGGATGAGGCCCGGCGGGCCTGGATTGAGGAGGAACCGGCCAGCACGGCTGAGCCGGTGTATCTGGAGATGGACGGGAAGTTGACGAATCTGATCGGGGTGGAGGTGCCCGCCCATGAGCTGCCGGGGCGATGGTGCAGGCTGCGGGACCCGATCCCGCTGGTGACGGGTGCGACGATGCTGATCAATCCGGGGTTGCAGTTTATTGAGCGGGCGCGGTGGAGCTCATCCGAGGGGGTGCGGGTGGAGTTCAGGGGGCAGCCGGGGATTGAAGATTTTTAAGATTTTAGATTTGAGATTTGAGATTGACCTAACCCCCAGAACCTAACCCCCGGCCCCTTCCCTAAAGGGAAGGGGGGGAAAAAGGGAAGGGAAGGGGAGGAAGAGGAGCAGAATGGACATTGCGAGGATTATTGAGGAGTTACGGCCCAGGGTGATGGGGTGGATTGGGGCTGATTATGGGGCGGGGTGGGTGCCGGTGGGGTATCCGGGGGTCTATGCGAGCGCCACGACGATGACGTTTGTGGGGGTGGATGTGACGGCGGTGTTCCAGGTAGGGGCACGGGTGCGCTGGCGACAGCGGGAGACGTGGTATTACGGGGTGGTGGTGAGCGCGGCGTTTGGGGCAAATACGACGGTGACGCTGGCGGGGAACAGTGTGCTGAATGCGCCGATTGGGGCGGTGTGGGTGAGTTATGCGGTACAGCCGCAGGGTTGGCCGGGGTGGTTTGATTGGACGCCGGCGAGTTATACGGGCTGGTCCAGCCTGCCGACGGGGGTGTACCGATTTGCGGTTGTGGGGCGGTGCGTGCAATGGTATATCAGTATGAGCGCTGGGACGAGCAATGCGACGAGTGCGCAGATCGGGCTGCCGATTACGGCGGCGACAGTCACTAATCAGTACTGGGGGGCGCCAAATGCGTACGCGCTGGATAATGGCTCTGTGCTGACGGTGGCAAGCCGGTGGAGCATTGCGAGCGCGGGGACGGTGATTGATTTTTATAAAGACATGGCGAGCGCGGTATGGACGGCGAGCGGGACGAAACGGGTTTATGCAGAGGGATGGTATGAGATTTAGAACCGCTGATTACACTGATATAGATTTACTATCTTTGGATAGTAGGGTATTGACAAATAAATAAATTAGTTGTATTATGATGCTATCTTCAGATAGCAAATAACTGAAACCAGATAGCGAGGTAGCATGGCAAATTCGATGGCGACATACAGTTTGGATCAAGAAAGCCTGGCACAGCTCGAGTTTATGGCTGTCCAGCTTGGAATGCGAAAGAGCGAGCTGATCCGGACGCTGATTGGGCAGGAGTATGTCCGCCGATATGGGGAGAAGAACCTAACCCCCAGCCCCTTCCCTAAAGGGAAGGGGGGCAAGGCGGCTGATGGCAAGGTGACCCTCTAATGGCTGACACTACCGTCCAACCAAACTACTGCTCGATTTGCGGGAAGAGATTAACTTCTGCTCGCAGTATTGCCCGCGGGATTGGGCCGGAGTGTGCGGGGTTGGTGGCCCCAAAGGGGCCAGCCCGGCCGCGCCGGAGCGGACGGGTGTTTCGGGGAAATGAAACCCCTTCTTCTGCGCCTGCGGCGGCGAGTGAGCCGTTTGTGGTGGGTGTGCAGGACGGGTTGGTTGTGTCTGTGCATGATGATCTCCATGAGGAGAGCGTAGCACAGGATGAGGGAGAGCAGCAGCATGGCAGTTAACGGGGCGGTATCGGGCGAGAATCGGGCGCTAGCGGTGGAGATTCGGCCGCAGTGCGAGCGGACGGACGACCCGGTGAGGGTGCGGGCGTTTTGGTCGGCGGTGCGGCAGTGGTTGCAGTTGGCGTACCAGTATAGTTTGGAGCATCCGGAGGACCTAACCCCCAGCCCCGACCTAACCCAGTGCAGCCAGTATTTTGCGCTGGGGGTGGATGGGGTGCTGCTGGATGGGCGTGAGCTGTGCGATGCGTGTGCGGGTGTGACCCGCCAGACGCCGGGCGGGTATGTGATCGAGATCCATGATACGCCACTGGCGGAGGCCGAATGAGAGAGTCTAACTGGATGGCGGCGCGGGCGTTATACCTGGCAGGGCTGCGGCCCAACACGCGCCGGGCGTATGCGACCGGGCTGGCTCAGTTTGCGGCATACTGCCGCCACCAGGGTGTGGCGATGTGGGACGCCGGCCGGGCGCTGGTTGAGGCCTGGTTGGTTGAGATGCGGGAGAGTGGGCTGGCTGAGTCTACGATCTCGACCCGAGTGGCGGCAGTGAGCGGGTTTTTTCGATTTGCGGCGCTCCGGTACACCAGCGTGGTGGATGGGGCGGTGAGCGGGTTGGTGTCGCATAACCCGGCCGAGGGGCTGGGGCTGAAGAGTCGGAAATTCGGCAAATCGGCATACCTGAGTGCGGGCGAGCTGACGGCGCTGCTGGGCGCGATTGACCGGGGCACGGCGACTGGGCGGCGGGATTATGCGCTGCTGCTGGGGTATGTGCTGACCGGGCGGCGCAACAGCGAGTGGCGGACGATCCGCTGCGGAGACATCCAGCGGGTGGATGGGATTTGGATCTACCGGTGGAGCGGCAAGGGGCAGGTAAACCTGGCCTACGAGCTGCCGGGGTTTTTAGCCCAGGCGCTGGTGATGTGGATGCCGATTGAGACGTATGCCAAAATCAACCTGCCCGTGTTTCCGGGGCGGCGAGATCAGCACCGGCCGATGAGTGCACAGACGGCCAACAACATTTTGCGGCGGTATGCGAAGCTGGCCGGGATTGAGCGGCCAGTGCATGTGCATATGCTGCGGCACAGTTATGCGATGCTGGCGAGGGGGCTGGGTGCGGATGTGCTGACGATCAGCGGGCAGCTGGCTCATGCATCGACGGCGACGACGCAGATCTATCTGGATCATCTGGAGGTGCGGCGGGATACGCTGAGCGGTCAGATGGTGCAGCGGCTGGGGCTGGGGTAGTTGTGATAAGGAGACTTATCACAACCGCTGATTACACAGATTGCGCAGATTACGGAGGATGAGATGACGACTACACCGAGAGAAATTTACGAGGATATTGCGGCGGCATCAACCCGTGAGGGGCTGGATGAACGGGTGTTGGCTGTGCTGCGTGGGCATGTGGGTAAAACAAACCGGATTCGGCGGGCTGAACTGGTGGCGACCATTTTCGCAGGAGCCCATGGGCCCTACAACACCGAGAGCGAGGACCGCCAGGTGCGTTTGGCAATTGCCCGGCTGCGTGAGCGGCATCCAATTTTATCGTCCAGCGGAAATGGGGGCTACTGGATGGCCAGCGGGATTGACGAGCTGGTGGAATACCAGCGGGAGATTTCGAGCCGGGTGCGGCAGTTGGAGGCACAATCCAACCTGGTGCAGACCTGGGCGAAACAACTGCAGTTTGAATTGGAGCAATAAAAATGGCGATGTGCAGGCGGTACTATGTTTTGAGGGATGCGGTTGAGACGGCCTACAGGGACGCCCGTGAGGTATCGCCGGAGCATATTGACGAGCACCCGGACGTGATTGATGCAATGCGCACGCTGAATGCTCACCTGGAGGTCTGTGAGGCCTGCCGGGGTTGGCTGGATCAGATCAGCGGACATCAGAGCAAACCGGTCAATCTGTTGGAGGATTGAGTATGGGCAAAAAGACTTGCACGGCTGAACGAGTTTTTGAGTTTATTGTGGCCTACAAACAGGCCCACGCGGGGCAGGGGCCGGCCTATCGCGAGATTATGGACGGTGTGGGCCTGCACAGTTTGAGCACGGTGCATTATCACCTGCAGCGGTTGGCGGCGGCGGGTGAGCTGACGCTGACGCCGGGGGCGTACCGGAGCGCCCGGCTGCCGGGCGAGAGTTGGAGGATGGAGTGAGTAAAAATCAGGCTGGCGGGTGCATGGGATTGTGGCCCTACCTGGTGCTGTTGGTTATGCTGTGTTTACCGGTTTACTGCCTGGTCAGCACGCTCCAGGCGGCACCGACGCCGGAGCATCGCGCTGAGGTTGAGGCGCAACCTGCCAATCCGACAGCAGATTGGGCGATCACGATCGTGGCGTTTGGGGGGTGCGGGGTCGTGCTATTGGTGGCGCTGCTCAAAAATGGTCAGACGGTGGAGCTGCCAGGTGGGGGATTTTTTCCTGAGATTGTGCGCCCGGCGGCGCCGGGGCCACTGGCACCAGAAGCGCAAAATCATTGGATCAGTGACCTACCGCTGGTGGCAGCCGGACAAAATAAGCCCTGGGAACGCCCGGGGTGGAGGGAGACACGGCGATGACAGCCTCTGTGATGGCAAAATGGGAGCCGAATGGCATCTGGCCAGACACCTGGCACCTGCGGGGTCAGCGCGATGTGATTGCGCTGACGGTCAGCCCGATGAGGAGCATGGAGGCCGATGAGCCTGGATATTACTGGCACGTTGAGGAAATGACCTGGCTGGAGCGCCTAGACGAGAAGCGCACTGTGCCGTGCAGCGGATGGGATAAAACACTGGCTGAGGCACAGGAGCACGCTGAGGCGGCGTTGGCCGCCCTGTTGGCCTGGCGGGAAGCCCAGCGGCAGAGCATGATCCATTATTTTCAGACTGGGTTTTGGAGGTAATCGTATGACTAAACCTCTGATTACACTGGTGATGGTACTACTGGCGGTACTACTGGGCGGGTGTGTTGGGTATGATCAGCCAGCATCACCCAACTGGGGGCTGGCGATGACGCCGGTGCCGGATATCTACCGGGATGCGGATGTGGCACAGGCGACGCTGATGGCAGCCGGGATGCAGATGACGGCAACCAGCCAGGCGGCGCAGATGACGCAGCAGGCAGTGGCATTTGAGGCTACCGCTACGGCTGAGGCGTACCAGGTACAGGCCACCCGGCAGGCATGGGAGGCCACGGCGACTGCCCAGGCATATCAGGCAACCTCAACGGCTGAGGTACAGAGCACACAGCAGGCCCTGGTGGTGCAGAGTACGCAGCAATCGATGGCGGTGCAGGCGACCAAACAGGCGCTTGACCTGGGACGCAAACAGATGACCAACGTGGTGGTGGCTGTGACCCCACTGGCGCTGCTGTGGCTGGTGGTGGTGTATGGGATGGTGGTGGCCTGGCGGCTGCTCAAAGTGCGCCCGATCCGGCGAGATCCCAACGGGGATGCGCCGATTTTGGATATCAACGGACGGATCCTGTACGATCCGGACCGCAACCCGGTGCCGGCACTGGTAGCCGGGAATGAGCCGAGCGCACCGATGCTGGTTGACCAGGCGCTCCAGGCACGGGTGACGGCGACTGATCAGGCGGTTGATGGCGTGCGGGCAATGGGGCATCGCGGCGAGACAATCTACCCACCGGCTACAGCCCCAGCTGGGGAGGAGACGGCGATTGAGGCCCAGTGGCGAGATGTGGATACGGGCTGGTCGGGGCGCGGCAGTGCGCTACTGCTGGGCATGGGGGCACAGGGGGCGATCCCGTTTGTGCCAGAGCGGACGCCACACCTGATGGTAGCCGGGACGACCGGCAGCGGGAAAACGATGGGGCTGCTGCGGCCGCTGGCGGCGATGGCACTGGCCCAGGGGTGGCGAGTGATGGTGATCAACCCGGCAGGGGCGGATTTTGCGCCACTGGCGCAACACCCAAACTGCCAGACGGTTGATGCAGCCGGGGCGGCTGACGCGCTGGAATGGGGCGCGGCTGAGGTGGCACGCCGGAGCCAGATGCTGGCCCAGGCTGGGATTTCGACCTGGGCAGGGCTGCCGGCCGATGAGCGACCAGAGCGGTTGATGCTGGCGGTGGACGAACTGGTAGCGCTGGCGTGGGGCAGTGAACCGAGTATGGCGGCCCGGATTTGGGCGGCGGCGATCATGATCACGAGCCAGGGGCGTAAGCTGGGCATCAGCCTGGCGGCGGCGACTACGGACCCGACCAACCGGACGCTGGGGCGGCCAGGGCTGACGGTGCGGGATAACTGCACGGTAGCGGCGTTTCGGGTACGGGATGAGTCAGTCAGCCGGGCGGCGCTGGGGATCGGGGGCGCTGAGGGACTGGGGCAATGGCGGTTTATGGTGCGGATGGCTGGCCAGGTGATCACCGGAGCGGCATTCCACCCTGGAGATGACGAGCTCAAGACTTTCCTGCTGCGACGAGCTGCGCCGGCATTGGGTCAGGTTGAGATCCCGCAGCGGCTGGAGGCAGGGATGCCAGATGAGACGCGGCTCAAAATCATTGACCTCAAACAGCGAGGGGTGAGCATCAACGGGATCTGCCGGGCGCTGTATGGATATACGGGGGGGCAGGCCTATGAGGATGTCAAGGCGGTATTGGATGATGCCGCTATTACTACTACTATTACGACCGCTATGACCGGCGGAACGCCGGGAGATGCGGCGTCATAGTACCACTGAATCAAGACCAGGAGTGATGAGATGAGTTCAAAAAAGATTTCGAGGTCGCTGGTGGTGTCGAAGGCGTTGTTTAAGTCGCAGAGTGCGGCGATCATTCGGCGGTTGAAAATCGAGGTGGGCAGTGAGATGGCGCTGTTTTTGACAGCCCCGGAGCAGGTGGGGCGGCCGTTTGTGGTGACGGGGTATGAGACGGTGGTCAGCAATGATCCAATGGTTTTTGGGGGGATGACTGGGGTGGAGGTGCGGTTTATGGTGTGGGACCTTGAGACGGGTGATCAGAGGAGTGATGAGATGGATACTGATAATTTTCTTTCAGCCGACAGATTAAGCGAAATGAGCCAAGTCATTATTTCGATGACGAACCATTTTGACAAACATCCGGAGTGGGGGTTGACCGACATAACCCAGCGATTTGATAAACTCGCTTTCGAGATTGGGACATATAGAGGGGATGCGGACGCTGGATATTCGCACTTCTACCACATCGTGTTTGATGTTGATAGTGAGTTTAACTATCACATTGATCAAAATTCGCTCGGTGGCTTTGTCATGGGATTGATTCGGTCTCTAGTTATGCGGAGGATCAAATACGTCGACCTCAATTACAGCGTCACAAAGATCGTTGATGAGAGCCAATCGCGGCTCAGCCTGATCGCCTCATATCAAGAGCATATCAAGGAACTGGAACACCAACTGGAGTCGAAGGAGTGATGAGATGCAACTTGACCTACAACCGATAGCTTATAAAGAAGCTTGTACTTTTATCGAGATGCACCACAGACACCATTTACCTCCGCAGGGCTGGAAGTTCGGTGTGGCAGTGAATGACGGTGAAAAAGTTGTAGGCGTTATCACTGTCGGGCGCCCGGTTGCCCGAAACTTAGATAATGGTTGGACGCTGGAGGTAACACGCTGCTGTACTGATGGGACAAAGAATGCCGCCAGTATGCTTTATGGCGCAGCCTGGCGAGCATCGCGAGCATTGGGATATAAGCGGCTGATCACATATACCCTGGTAAGCGAGCCTGGTACAAGTTTGATTGCAGCTGGTTATATCAAATTGTACGAAACTGATGGCGGGTCATGGGATTGCAAGTCCAGACCACGAGTTGATAAAGCGCCAACAGGTCAAAAGTCTTTGTGGGTCAAAATCGGCTGATGAGGAGTGAGGCCATGAGTGATTTACAGAAATTGAAAAGTTGTCCGTTTTGCGGGAGCGAGATTGTGATGGTGTCCGAAATTGGCTATGGTCGGCAAGATAGGTTTTCTGCATGGCAGTGTGTCTGCCAGATGTGCTCAGCACGGACGAAGGTATCTGTTGAGAGCCGGGAAGATGCGATTGCACTTTGGAATGCGAGAGTAGGAGAGGATGAAATTGTAAGATTGCGTAACCAAGATGCAACCATGCTTGAGTCGTATCGCAAGATGAACGATAAATATATCAAGATTGGGAGATTGTTGGCAGATTGGTTTGACGGCAAAGTTGATTTAGGGTCGCTAGAAGCGGCGGCGATTAGATTTGCATCAACCCCAGAAAGCGCCTGGTAATCATGACACCAAAGAAACATAACAATGTCTGTCCTATCTGCCACCAACAAGCCAGGATTTGTTTTCTCTTTGGTCTATTCAAAAACACATCCGGCGTTCATTGCCGTCCAGGATACCTTGTGTTTTGCGATTGCTACTATATTGGTGCGACCTGCCCCAAAAAACGTGACGCATGGCGCACCTGGCGCATCTTTCGTATTCAAAACATGGGAGTAAGGCATGAATAAGATTATGAACTTTTTGCGGGGGTGGGGGCAGCTCACCCGGATGGTTGAGGGGGTACTTGTGGACAATATCGCGGCGACGGTGCCCTGGCTGGCGCCCGTGGTGCCGGCGTGGCTGGCGTATCACAATATGACGGGTGTGCTGGAGATGCCGGGCTGGATCGGGCTGGTGGGGGCGGCGGTGGTGGAATTTTTAGGGTTGAGCACCGTCTCGACGGCGTTTTCGCTGTGGGAGTATAACGACGCCAGGCGAAAATCTGATCAGGCGGCGCCGGTGTGGGTGGCGATTATCACGGCGGGGTTTTATCTGGCGGTGGTGCTGACTGTGAATGTGATCCTGGACAGCTCGCCGGCAGTGGAGCGGGTGGCGAAGGGGCTGCTCTCTACGCTCTCGATTGCGGCGGCGGTGACGCTGGCAACCCGAGCGCAGCACGCCAGGCGGCTGCAGGCGGCGGTGGATGAGCGGGCTGAGCGGCGAGAAATGCGGCGAGAACGGCAGGCGGCGACATACGGCGAGATGCCGAAACTCGCCGAAACTCGCCGAAACTCGCCGAAACTCGCCGAAACTCGCCAAACTGCGGATTGGCGGGGGTTGAGCGTGCCGGAGCGGGAGCAGATCGCCGGGATGACGACTGAGGCAGTGATGGCGGCCTACCCGGTGAGTGAGCGGACGGCGCGGGAATGGCGGGAAAAATCCCGCAACAATGGTTGGCACTAGGCCAAATTTGTAATTTTAGATTTGAAATTTGAAATTGGAGGCAGGCATGGCGAACAGTTTTAGCTGGGTGAAACGGGATAGCAGTCCACTGAGAGATATGGCGTTTTGCCGGTTGGATTGGGCGGTACGTGGGTTGTATGATGCACTCTACATGCTGAGCATTGACCTGGTGCAGGTTGGGGCTGAGGCGGTGAGCTCGCCACTGGGGCGGGCGGAGGAGATTGCATGGCACCTGCGGACAGAACTGGAGTTTGTGGAGTGGGGGTTGGGCCAGTTGGAGGCGATTGGTTATGTGGCTCAGCAGGATGGTCAATGGCGGCTGACGAGGGCGGAGGAGGAGCAGCGGCCGAGCGAGGGATCGGAGCGGATGGCAGCGCTGCGGAAACGTCAAAAAACGGGGCGTTACAATACTGTGACGAACCGTCACAACGGCGGTGACGAGTTGTCACGAGATACAGATACAGATAAAGATAAAGATACAGATAGAGAGAGAGAGAGAGATACAGATACAGAGCAGATGCAGATCCCGGCTGGTGCGGCTGCTGAACAACCTGGCAGCGAAAATATTTTCAGGGTGTATGAGCAAAATATTGGGATTGTGACGCCCATGCTGGTGCCGACCCTGACGGAGGCGGAGAAAACCTATCCGATGGCGTGGATCCGGGACGCATTTGGGGAGGCGGTGGCGCACAATGCGCGGAACTGGAGGTACGTTGAGGCGATCCTCAAACGGTGGCAGGCCCAGGGGCGTGGGCCGGTGACGCAGGGAGGGGCGCGGGCACCTGCCCAGGGCGGGCGGGTTGGGGTTGATACGAGTGCGTTGGATGCGTTGATTGGAGGTGTGGCGTGCATTTAGCTGATACGGCGGCGATTTTAAAACGGTTGAGCGAGACGTACGGTAAACCGATCTCTGAGGCCCAGGCGAGAGGGTATCACATGGTGTTGGGGCGGCGGCCACGGCTGTTGGTGGCTGCGGCGACCCTGACGGTGATGGGTGCGTGCAAATTTTTGCCGACGCCGGCAGAGATCAATCAGGCGGTGGAGGCGGAGCTGAAACGGGGCTGGCAGCCGTTGATTGAGACATTTGACGAGGTTTGCGCCTGGCTGATGTTTTTGAACGGCTATGCCAGCCCGGACGAGCTGACGGAGGCTGATATTCGGCGGGCGAATCTGGCGGCGTTTGGGGTGGAGCGGCCGGGGTTGGAGCGGGTGCCGAGCTCGGCGGAGCTGGCAGAGGCAATGCGGGCGATTGGCGAATTTATGCGGGCGGCGTAGGAAAAAATCACAAGGAGCAACAGAGAGATGACACACAGGAGTTTGACCGATGGCACAGATCAGGATACAACCGGGAGACCGGGTACAGCATATCAAGTTGGGCGTGGGAACGGTGCGGATCGTGACGGGGTATCAGGTGTTTGTGCGGTTCCCAACGGGGAGCACCTGGCTCAAACCGGAGGGGTTGGCGCTGGTGCAGAGGGTGGGCTACCGAAACCGTGGCGCTGCTTAAAATGCCATGCCAAACTGGGGTATGTGCAGCGGAGTCCGCGGCGGGTGCGTGAGCTGGTGCTGTACCGTGAGTCCACCGGCGAGGCGATTGAGGCCCATGCGATTGTGGCCACAATCGCGGGGATGGCAGAGGTGACGTGCAGCCGGTGCGGGGCGGTGCGTCAGTTTGAGCCCGGAGAGGAGGCGCTGGCTGATCTGATGGTGCGGTTTGGGCGGTCAGTTGTGACGGTGGACCATGACGAGCCGGAGCAGTAGCCGAGTTTTCCCGGCGGCGTTGATGGTGTGCGTGACCATTTTGATTTTTGTTTTGATTGGAGGTGTAGTATGGCTGGCAGCGTTTGGGCGCTAAAAATTGAGCATAAATTCGAGCCTGGGGCGCGGGTGCGGGTGACGGAGGGTGAGACGTTTCTGGCGTTTGTGCGGCTGCTGGAGGCGCTGGATTATTGTGTGGAGTGGCGGGTGATCAACTGTGCGGATTATGGGGATGCAACGAGCAGGCGCCGGCTGTTTATCATGGCGCGGCGTGGGCAGAGGCCGGTCTGGCCAGAGGTGACGCATGGGGCGCATGGGATGTACCGGCAGTATCAGCCATACCGAACGGCGAGAGATGTGATTGATTGGAGCCTGCCAGGTGAGCGGTTGAGCGAGCGGGCACGGGCGTTGAAACCCAGCACGATGGCGCGGATTGAACGAGGGCTGCGGAAATTCTGCGGTAAGGCGTTTTTGGTGAGTTATCACGGAGACCAGCCAGGTGCGGAGCGGGTGCAGTCTGTGGATGAGCCGCTGCCAACTGTGGATACGTCAAACCGGTATGCGCTGGTGGAGCCGGAGCCGTATTTGATTGTGCTTAATCATAGTGCTGGTGATATGCGGGCGTATTCGGTTGATAGTCCTATGCCGACCATCACGAGTGCGGATGCCTGGGGTCTGTGCCAGCCGTTTATCGTCAACTATAACGGGACGGGTGTGGCGCATTCGGTGGATGAGCCGCTGCCGGCTGTGACGGGCAATGACAGGTTTGGGTTGGTTCAGCCGGTGGGGGTGGATGTGCGGTTTCGGATGCTGCAGCCGCATGAATTGGCAGCGGCCCAGGGCTTTCCGGCCGGGTATCAGTTTGAGGGCAGCCGAAAAGACCGGGTTAAGCAGATTGGGAACGCGGTGCCTGTGAATACGGCGCGGGCGTTATGTGGGGCGGTGTTGGGAGGTTTGCAGTGATCAATCGGCCTGTGCTGCGGTATCACGGTGGGAAGTGGAAGCTGGCACCCTGGATTATTGGGCACTTCCCACCGCACCGGATTTATGTTGAGCCATACGGCGGCGGGGCCAGTGTGCTGATGCGCAAACAGCGGTCTTATTCCGAGGTCTATAATGACCAATGGGATTTGGTTGTGAATGTGTTTCGGGTGCTGCGTGACCAGGAACAGGCGGCGGAGTTGGAGCGCCGGCTGAGGTTGACGCCGTTTTCGAGAACTGAGTTTGAGGGCTGCGGGGATGCGCAGTTGAGCCAGTTGGATGATCCGATTGAGCTGGCGAGGTTGACTATCTTTCGTTCATTTGCAGGGTTTGGATCAGCGGCGACGAATGCGAAACATGCAACGGGGTTCAGGTCCAACAGTGACCGAAGCGGAACAACGCCGGCGCATGATTGGGCGAATTATCCGAATATGGTCAGGATGTTCACAGAGCGATTGCAGGGTGTTGTGATTGAAAATCGCCCGGCGCTGGATGTGATTGCGCAGCATGACAATCCGGATGCGCTGCTGTATGTTGACCCGCCGTATGTGCACAGCACGCGCAACATGACGCGCGGCAATGCTGCGTATGCGTGCGAGATGACAGACGATGACCACCGGCAATTGGCTGAGGCGCTGAAACAATGCGCCGGTCGTGTGATTGTTTCGGGGTATCGGTGTGAGCTGTATGATGCGCTGTTTGAGGGGTGGCGGCGGGTTGATCATGCAACTCACGGTGACGGGGCGGTAGACCGGGTTGAGTGTTTATGGCTGTCGCCGAATATTCAAGATATTTATTTGCTGTGATTAGCATAAGCACAAAAAAGCCCCGGATCACTCCGGGGCTTTTGATTTAGAACAAAATAGAACATTAGATTAGAGTTTACAGAATAGTGTTATATGTTATTGACAATACGCATATAACGTTATATAATATTGGTGTAGTTAGAAATCAATCAGGAAATCAAATTGGAGGATGAAATGGACGAGAAACTGCAAACACTGATCAACGCTGGTGGCAAGTTGTGGGAGAAAAACGGGATGAGCCGCGTGTACTTCAACGTCAGCCTGCTGGGGTTGGAGATCAGCCGGTACAAGACGGGCAACATCAGCAGCGCGAGCCTGAACGGGGTGGGGATCAGCAACAGCGAGGCCGGACGCATCGAGATGATCAAAATCTGGTATGACGCTAAGGACGGCCAGTTTCACACCAGCGACCTGCGCAGCCTGCATAGCAGCAGCCGGGATGCGGTCCAGAGCTTTATCGATGGGCTGAAAGCCAAAATCCAGTAGCCAATTCAAAAAGCCTCCCGGCGGGCGTAAACACCGGGAGAAGGAAATCAAAATGCATCCAGACAAGGGCATGAAAAAAGTGGTCAACGGGCAACGCTACAGCGTGGCATCGGCAACACTGATCGCCAGTGACGAGTACTGGGACGGGCACAATTTTGAGCGCCACGGGCGCAACATGTTTTTGTACAAGACCCGCGGCGGGGCGTTTTTCCGGGTCGAATTATCTCAATGGGAGGGTGAGCGCAATACACTGACCCCGATCAGCCGGGATGAGGCGATTGAGCTGTACGAAAACTCGCTGCCTGAGCATATGGTTGAGTATGAGGCGGCATTTGATGCGGTGGTTGAGGAGGCGGCTGCCGGGCGCCCGACGTACTATGATCAGCCGATGCGGCAGACGGGCATCTGGCTGCCGGAGGACATGATCGCATGGCTCAAAGCGCAGCCGGGAGGGATGAGCGAGGCGATGCGGCGGCTGATCGAGACGGCGATGGCGGCAGATGGTAAAAACTAAACTGCGCCCGATTGGGATATGCGATCACTGCGGAGGGGCAATCCCTCCGCAGGATTGGTATACGACAAAAGGCAGGCCCAGGCAGTACTGCTGCCTGGATTGTAAAAATACGGCCAACTCTCGGGCCGGGTCCCAGGTGCGGCGGGAGAAGGCACTTGAGAGAGTGGCCAATGGCACCTGGATTTGCCCGGTGAAGGTGCGCCCATTGACATCGGCTGAGCAATCGGCGAGAGCTCGCAAGGGGCGACTGCGTGAGGTGGCGGCGGGCACCTGGCGCAATCCAGCGTTATCCGCTGAGGCGCGGGAAAAATTGTCACGTCCGAGGAAACATAGCGGGGCGCTGCACAGTGCTCTCGAGCGTTTACGTCAGGGGGCGAGGGTTGCTGATTTGACGCCAGAGGAGCGGGAGGCGTTCCGCTAGTATAGGCGGATGCTCGCACGCAGTAAACAGAGGTGACATTTACCCTGACATTTACCCCCTGGAGGCTGAGATTTACCCCCCTGAAAACAGGGTAAATGTCAAGTTTCAGGGGGTATGACGCTTAAGCAGTTACTGTCAGGCGTGATAGTTTGATGTTTGGCCGCTTGTAAAACTAGACCATTTGTGCTACTATACTTGCAAGCAGGTCGATAGTACGGGATCGACCACCGCCCGGAGATGAGCGCCGGCACCTAATCTATTGGTGTCGGCGTTTCTGATTCCTGGAGGTGGAGAGTGTTTGAGGACCTGCTTGCAACATTTGCAACCCTGGGTGGCCTGGCTGCCCTGATTTCTGTGCTGATCAACATCGGCAAAACGGTGGGGATCATCCATGATGGCCAGGCGCCAACCTGGTCAACGGCGCTCAATCTGGCTGGGTTGATTGCACTGTTTGTGCTCCAGCTGTTGGGCAAATCTGACCTGGTGCCGGCCCTGGACAATCAGGCCGGGGCACTGGCCAGCGTGCTAACTGCCATTTTTGCGTTTGTTTGGCAGCTCATCGTAAGTTTGAAATCACATGCTGCGCTCAAGGGAGCTGCCATCATTGGCAAGTCCTACAGTTTGGAGCGAGCGGCCGACGAGACACCATCCGAATACGCGGGATAATCTCGTGGAGAGCGTCCCGGTTTGGGTTACGATCATAATCACGGTCATCGGCAGTGGCGGAACAGCCGCTGCCGTGACCGCGTGGTTTGAGCGCCGGCTGAAACGGTCCCAGGCGGAAAAAGCGGATGCCGAGGCGCATAAAACAGATATCGATGGGGCGAGTGCGATTACGGACGCGGCGATTGCGCTGATCCAGCCATTGCGTGATCAGATCACGGCGATGCAGCATCGTCTCGATCAGCAGGATATCAAATACGCCAAATTGCTGACGGTGCTCGAGCAGTACGCTAAGCACGTTGAGTATCTCATGACGGGGATCAGCAGACTGATTGAGCAGCTCACCAATGCTGGGATTGTGCCATGCTGGACTCCGACGCGCTGGAAACCAGAGCCGGAGGTGAGAGAGTGATCCACTGCCTATACCCGTTTGCCAACGTGTACTGGCCAGTGAGCCAGGTGTTTGGTGTTAACCGAGCAGCCTATGCACGGTTTGGGTTAGATGGGCATAACGGCGTGGATTGGGCCATCCCTGTTGGGACGCCTATCCTGGCGGTTGCTGATGGGGATGTCACTGCTGCGTATCGTGACCCTGGTGGGTTTGGCCTGCATGTGCGTATCCAGCATGGTAGTTTTAGTGCCATCTATGCCCATTTCTCGAGGGCGGATGTTCGCAATGGCGAACATGTTACGGCTGGCCAGCAGCTCGGGCTGTCTGGTGGGGCTGTTGGCGACCCGAATGCGGGTAACTCAACGGGGCCTCATCTGCACCTGACCATCAAACCTGATGAGGGTGGTCAGACTGGCTATGCTGGCGCTGTGGATCCGTGGCCCTGGCTGCGGGCACCTGGTCATGAGCCTGGCGTAGTAATCGCACGGGCAACCGTGCGTGTTGGTGTCAACGTGAGGATGGTCCCACAGGCGGGCGATGCCAATACGATTGTTGGATTACGACAACCTGGTCAGGTCGTGAATCTCGACCAGATCAATGGCGACTGGGGGCGCATAGCCACAGGTCGCGTTGAGTGGATGTGTCTGCGTCAGGGATCTGCGGTGTACTCCACTGTTGAGATGCTCGTGCCACAACCTGATCCTGAGCCTGTATCACTCAACGAGTGGGCACAGGCTATGTACACATGGGCGTGCGGACTGGGCTACTCGGGGCCACCACCGGAGGCATGATGCCAATCAAAGTGCCGACTCTCTGTAAGTGGCCAGGCTGCCCGAACGTTACGCGGTCGGGATCATACTGCGCTACTCATGCCCGCTCTAACGAGCGCCAGCGTGGTAGTGCAGCTCAGCGTGGTTATGACAGCGGTTGGCGCCGAGTGAGAGCTCGGTATCTGGCTGCTCATCCGTGGTGCGCAGATCCGTTTGGTGTGCATGGTGGTGTGCCGGTTGCGGCGACCGATGTCGATCATATCCAGAGACGCCGGGCAGGTGGATCGGATGATGACAGCAATCTGCAGGCGTTATGTCACGCGTGTCATTCGCGCAAAACTGTAGTTGAGGGTAGGGGTGGTCAAATCTCTGCAAACCCTCAAAAAGAGAC